CTCGTCGTACGCGGCGGCAGCGTCGCCCGCGATACCGAGTTCCTGCTTGGCCTTGGTCGCGTCAAGCTCGGCTTGACGCAGCATGTTGATGCGGTCGGCGAAGGCAGAACCCCCTTCGGCGGCCAGAGCGACCTTGGCCGCAAAGTCCGAAGAAGCCCCGCCAGCCGTCAGTGAGTCCGTCATTGACCTCTACCTCTTAGTTCGACGCCACGCCCGACTGGACGAGGGTCAGTGCTGCTGTGCCGGAACCGGCTGTGACGCTCACGCGGATGCCGCGAACAGCGAAGGCATAGTTGCTGACTTGGCTGGTGGTCTGCGCGGCCAGCGTGCTGTGGGCGAACCACGTTGCCGTGGCGGGGCTGAAAGTGGGCGAGAACACGTCATCGAACGTGTGCTCCACGGTGTAGGTGACGGTGCCCGTGACCTTGACCGCTACGCCGATATTGAAGGGGTTCAGCATGTAGTCGGGAACGACAACGGTGCTGGCGCCGATCCCGGTCTGGCTGACTGTTACTGGACGCATCTCGTTGTCTCCCGATAAGAGCGAGGCCGGTCTTGCGACCGGCCCCTGACCCTTAGATGCCGGTGGTCTGGACGTAGTTGATGGTCACGCGAACCTGACCCGCCGTCGGCTGGCCGACCGAGGTCACGGTGGTGAAGACACCCTCGCTGGTCCCGATGTCGTCCATCGCCGCCAGTTGCGCCGCCGTGAAGGTCGGAATGGTCCGAGCGGCGGTCTTGGCGTTGACGCCCGAGACGTACTGGCTGCCCGCCGCAGCGGTGCCTACGGTCAGCGTCGCCGAAGTGGCGCTGTTGTAGGCGGTCAGCACGTCGCAGATGACGTTGACGATCTGGCTGTTGACAGGGAGCAGGACCGAACGGGTCTGCACCAGCGTCGCGTCAAAGTCGATCAGGAAGGTCTGGGAGAGAACCGCCAGACCCACATTGTTACCGCCGGGCGTGCCGGGCGGCTTGTCACCAGAGGCCAGAGGGCCACTGAAAGCAGTTTGCGCCATTGTGTTGTCCTTTGGCTGTTGCGAAGCCTGACAAGGTTCGCCCGGCGCCGAAGCGCCGGGCTTGCCTTAATCAGACACCAGCGGTCCCGTAGATGGCACGCGGGTCGGTCCAACCGAAGGCGTAACGCTCGGTGGCCTTGTAGCGCATGGAGTCGGTCTCGAAATCGCCTTCCATGGACTTCTCCAGCCCGCGCCGCTTGGCCAGCTTCAGGCCCTCGGGCGCATCAGTCTGAATCCACCACGCGGTGGTCGAGGTGATACGAGCGAGGTTGGCCTGACCGCCCTCCAACATCTTCATCGACTTGACAGGGTTGATGTCGTTGTTGGCGGTGCCAGCGCGCAGGGCCGAGTTCATGATGACCTCGGCTTGGAACACGTTGGACGGGCCGGTGACGATCTGCTTCGGCGTCAGCCGGATGCGCTTGCCGTTGTTGTCCACGGCGTTGCGAATCTGGATGAGAAGCTGCTCCACCGAGGTCTGAGACATCGCCGCAGCGGTGGTCAGTTGGTTGGAGAAGGTCCCGTTGACGATGGGATGGCTCGCCGACACCAGAGCCACACCGTCACCGCCCGTGAACGAGGCGTTGAAGGAGCGGTTGATGATGTTGGCGCCGAGCGTCTCCTTGGTCTCGATCAGGGACTGAGCGAGGTGGCGGGAGTAGGTCGAGCCGATGCGGATGTGGTCGCCGTCTTCCACGAGAATCTTGGTCAGGGCGAAAGCCAGACCGTAGACCTTGTAGAGGTAGCGCTGCAGGAAGAGCACGCCGCCGGACTGGTAGGTCACAGGCATGCCGTCCGGCAGTTCCGGGGCCGCACCCATGCCGAACAGCACGGGCTCTTCGTGGTAGTTGCGCAGGATGCCGCTGAACTCGCGGAAGACTTGCTTCCACTCGTCGGCGCGCTGGTCGTAGATGCCGTTGAACTCTTCGTTCATGATCGGCTCGACGATAGACCGGAAGTCAGTTGACCTCATTGGATTTGCCATGGTTCGGGTCCTCCTTAGAAGCCGACGCGGTCAGCGATGAACTGATGTTCAGCGATCTGGACCTGCAGGATGACGTAGGTGTCCCCGAACGCATTGTCGGGGCCGGGCGAGACGTTGAGGATGCGCAGTTGCGCACTGGCCGCAGCGGTCAGCGTGGCGGCGTCGAGCATAAGCTGCGACAGGCCCGTCACGGTGGAGCCAGCGGTGATGGTCGTGTAGTCCGCCTGCGAGCCGATGTCAGCAACGGCGATGGTCGCCGAGGACTGGATTTCGTAGACGATGGTCGGATCGACCGTCACGTAGGCGACGATTTCGGTGGCCGAAGTGCCGGACACCCAGCGGTTGGACACGCGGCGGCGCCCTTCCGAGTCGGTGAACTCGACGCCTTGGAAGGAGCCGACGAAGCGGTCGCCGATGGCGGCGGCCTCGATGGTGCCGTTGGTGCCGATCTTGACCGGCTGGTTCTGGAGAATGTTCGCGCCGTAGGCCGTGAGGATGCTCATTGCGACGGGGCGAACCACGCCGCTCGGAGAGTACACGGGACGAAGGCCGAACGGTTGAGAAGTCGCGGACATTGCGTCTTACCTCATTCGGGATGATTGGGGTGCCTAGGAGAAAATCCCCCGGGCGGGTTCGTTAGAGCCGATTTCCGCCATGCCTTCTTCCATCTCGATCTGCAGCCCGCTACGCCTACCCTGTTCCGAAAGGCTTTGGGCTTCGTAGTTGAGGCGTTCAGCTTCCTGCGCGGGCTTGATGTGGTGAGCTTCCTGCATGAACGCCTCGTAGAGGTGCATGGGCAGCTTAAACGCAATCATCTCGTTGATGCCGAGGAGCCCCGCATACTCACCTGTCTTGAGGGTGCTGTGGTCCAAACCGGGCGCGTCTTCGAGCGTGACCGGAGTGTACCCCAGCATCATCCGACGGTGGATGCTGTCTCGGGGGTTCGTCGTCGTCAACCAGCACACATGGTAGCCGGGGATCGGTGGCAGGTCAGGCAGAGCATCGTTGAACATCTGCTGGCGGAACATCGCAAGCCGGTCGTCATCGGTCCTGACGCGATCCTCAGTGACAGTCCTGTCTTCCGAGGCGCGAGACCGGCGTCCAGCACCGATTTCCTTCTTAAGCCTATCATCCTCTTCGTGCATTGTCTTGCCCTTTCTTTAGCGGCGGTTTTCGCGGTTGTTGCGGTCGTGTTCGGCGTACGCCTTGAGGTACCGGTTGCGCTTCTCGGTGTCGTCCCACGCACCGATTTCCTCCAGTGCGGCGCGCCGTTCGGGGGTCACGTAGACCTCGTTCTTGCGGGTCGCGGGAGGCGTGTGTTCGCGGGTCGTACCCATGGGCGGAGCCTTCCTCGGGGGTGGTGTTGCGGCCCGGAACTCCGCGTCGAGGCGACGCTTCAGTTCCTCGAAGTACGTCACGGACGTGGGGTCTTTCCCTTCAGCCGTAAGCTGCTGGTCGATGCGCCGGGCCGTCACGGAGGCCGTGTCGTTGCCCTGCGGGCTGTACCACGTGTTGGCCTCCATCCACTGCTGCGCGTAGGAGCGGGTGATGGGGTTGACGTAGGGCTCCCGCGTCTGGGTGGCGCGCTCGGCCTCCTGCGCCAACTGAGCCGCGCGGTAGCGGGCCTCGTCGCGGAAGCGCATGGCTGCGGTCACGTCGTCGCCGTTCCCGGCCTCGACGGCCTTGGCGATGATGCGCTCGGCCTGCTGAATGTCCGCCTCGGCAGATCGGTAGGCGGCCTGAAGGCTGCTCTCGGTCTGCGTCTGGTGGACACCCTCGAGGGCGTTGATCTTGCGCGCCAGTTCCGCGTTGACGTCGCGCATGGCGCGAAGCTCGGTCTCCAGCTTGTGGCGTGCCTGCTTCTGGGCCTGCCGACGCTTGAGCCTCTTGTTGCGGTTGCGGCTCGAGGCGTCGTCGTCACCCTCTTCTTCCGAATCGCCTAGGCGCGCATCCTCGTCGTCATCGTCGTCCTCGTCGGCCTCTTCGGCCTCCGGGGGCTCCTCTTTGACGGGGGCTTCCGGCTCTTCGGTCGGAATGTCGTCGATCTCGACAATGACCAGTTCGTCGTCGGTGTCTTCGTTGGTCTGCATGCGCGCCTCCTAGCGACTAGATGAAAGCCTTGACGGCGAGCGGGTCGCCCGTCACTCGGCCAAGAACATTGAGGTCGTCGAAGAGTGCGAGGATAGCCTCGTCGGTCCCGTCCAGCGTCGGGACCGTCCAGCGGTCGCCGCCGTACTTGGGCATGCGCACGAAGTCGCCGACCTCGCACCACGCCCCCTCGGGCCACAGCGTCATCGTGTCGCGCTTGTGGAAGGCGAGGGGCCCGACGGCGAGAACCTTAGCGACCTGCGTGTTGTAGTGCTCGGTCTGCCGGACGTCGTCCGTCAGGATGATGCCGCCCTTGGTCTTTTTCTTCGGGGTGCGGAACTGCACCAGAATCCGAGAGCCGCCCGGCTCGAACTGCGGGTCACAGGCCGGGAAGGCCTCCTCAAGTGACCCGTAATCAAAGGCGACCTTGTTCGCGATGCTTTGCATGGTTGCTCCTCATGCGTTGAACTGCTTCTTCTCTGCCTCTGCGAATATGTTCAGAAGCAGGTTCTTCACGTTCTCGTAGCCCTCGTAGAGACCGACGGCTCGACCGTACTCGAAGGCGTCATGCCCGCGAGGCGTCGAGAGCAAGGCGCGTGCCAGTAGCGCCTGCTCGGCTTCGATCTTCCTGACGAGGGCTTCGGGGTTCATTTGGGCGGCATGGGCCCCTTGCGCGCATTGTCAGGGCGCGGCTTGCCGGTCGTCGCCAGCATGTGGTGCTGGGAGACGGGGCCCTTGGTCTTGTCGGTTGGCGTCTTTTTGGCCATGTCAGCTTCCGTTAGGGTTGGGGTTGAGGGTCTGGTTCGCGGCGTCCATTTCCGCCAGCATCAAGGCTGTGCGGTTGTCCTCGCTGTTCATGGAAATGCGGGACTGGACTTCGACGTTGGTGCGCTCGCGCTCGCGGGCCTCGCGAAGCTGCTCAAGCTGCATCTCGGAGGACAGCTTCATCTGCGCAAGCTGCTGGTCCATCTGCAGGCGCAGTTGCTCCATCTGCTTGTCGAACTCGAGACGCTGCGCGTCGAGGGTCGCCTTGGCCTTGTCGGCCTCGGCGCGGCGCGCCGTCTCGGCCTGCGCGGCGGCAATCGCCGGGTCGGGGGGTGCTTGTGGCGCCATGGATTGCGCCATCTGCATGGCCTGCTGGATCACAGGCATCATCTCGGCAAACACTTCGCTTGCGCTCTTGGACACCGTCAGGGACGCCTGAGCCAAGAAGCCGTCGAAGGACCGCTTGTCCTTGACGCTCTTGTTGTTCTTGGCCGCCTCGCCGAGGTCCATGCCCGCGACCTCGTTGCCGAGTTCGTAGACCTGCTGCGCGTACCACATGGCAAGGTGCTCCTTGATGTGGTTCAGGACGCCGGGCAGGTAGGACGTGGCGATCAGGGGGTTGGCGCCCAGCACCGGGTTGAGCAGGTAGGACAGGTGGGCCTGCAGGTGCGCCACGTGGTCCTGCTGCGGGAAGGCCACGACGGGTCTGCCCATCGTGATCGTCACGTTCTCGGCAATGGCGTTCTGCTCTTGCGGCTCCGTGGGTGGAACCAGAAGGTCGGAGGCGTTGGGGACCTTGAGGGTCTCGAGGATGCGCTCCTCGACCAGCCGCGCATTGTAGAGCATCGGCATGGCGGCGGAGCGCTGCGCGATGGTCTGGATTTGCGCGATGCGCTGCGCTTCGGAGAAGATGTTCGGGTCGCTGACCGGAACGACGTCCATGGGCCCGGCGAAGTCGGCGCGCTTGGCGATCTCTTCGCCAATCTCTTCCTTCTGCTTCGAGTCGTCGAGGTACATGCCGTTGAGGCGATGCTGGATGGCCAGCAGGCGCGCCATGGCGTTGTGCAGGCGCATGTGGATGGCGCTGAACACCACCATGCCCTGCTCGATCTTCGCCATGGTCGTGCCGACCGGCACGTTGGCGTTGCCGTCGGACACGTCGTCCATGGTCGTGCGGACGACACCCTTACCCGACTCTACGAGGAAGCCGAGAAGCTGGAACAGCACGCCCGACGGCTGGCTGAACGGCAGGGGCATGACGATCTTGCGGACGTCGTCGCCGGTCAGGCCGCCCTCGATCTCCGCCACCTGAGTGGGCTGAATCTCGAGGCTCTGCCCGCCGACCCCTGCGCCCTTGAGCTTCAGGAGGGTCTGCGAGTTGCTGATGTGCGCGGAGTCCAGAAGCGCCCGCAGGGCTCCGGTCGCGGCGGCGGAGATGCCGCCGATCATGTGGGTGATGCCGATGGGGTAAGCCCCGCGCCACGGCACGAAGGGGAACTCCACGAACCACTGAAGCTCTTCCTTCGACTCGTCCTCCTCGTCCCAGTTGCGGTAGACGCTCAGGACGGTGGACGTGGATTTGTCGATGGTGACGATGTAGGGCGCCGGTTCGTCCTCGAGGTCCAGTTGCGTGTAAACCTCGAAGACCGTCCGCAGGCCGTCCTCGTTGAAGGCGCTCTCCTCGCGCCCCTCGATCTTGTCGTTGGCGATGTCGGCCTTGGTGCGCTCCGGGTCCGCCGCGCCGGGCAGGATGTCCACGTCGCGGTACATGCCGCTCTTGACGCGCGCCTCGTAGTCCTGAAGCGTCAGGTACTGCACGTGCGTCTTGCGCTGCGCCGTCAGGAAGTTGGTCGCGGCGAAGGGGATGAGCATCTCGTCCACGGCCACGAACAGGAACTGCGGGCGGTTTTTCGCCGCGTTCCACGTTGACTTCATGTACTGGACGCCGCTCAGGGGGACCTGCGTCAGAAGCTGCTCAAGCTCGGAGCGGAACTCGGGGCACTGAACCGTCAACTGGTAGTTCATGTAGGCGGTCTTGCGGCGCGCCTTCAGCACCTTGTCGCGGGTCACCTTGCCGGGGATGAAGTCCTTGACGGGCCCGGCTGCTGGGAACAGTTCCTTGATGGCGCGGGACGAGAAGTCCACGCACGCCTCGGTCAGAAGCGGATGCACGACCTTGCTGGCGCCTTGGAACTGCGCGCCGCCCGGCGCGTCGTCGCCGAGGCCTGTGCGGCGGATGCCTTCCTCGTAAAGCTCGTCGCGCTTGGCGCGGGCTTCCTTGTCGCGGGCAATAAGCTCGAGGTAGGTCGAGGCGACACGCTTCAGGTCTGTTTCGGGGAGCGTCTCGGCGAGGTTCTCGAGGAAATCCTTGGACGGGGCGTCGCCCTCGTCGTCCTCGTCGATTTTGACGATGGCGCCGCCGTCTTCGGTGTCCGTGACGTCGTTTTCGGCGTCCACGAGGGGGATGTACTCGCCTTCGTCTTCGGGGTCCATCACGTCCTCAGATCGCATACGGGTTCACGACCCTTTTCGGCGCGACATACGTCTCGCGGGAAGAAGGCTTTACACGCTGTACACCGGAAAGCAGCCCCTTGTCCATAAACACTCTGGCAACTTGGCTGACGGCGTCCACGAAGTCGTCGTGCTTGATGCTTCCGGTCCCCCGGAAGGAGCAAAGTTGCTCAAGCATGGGCTCTGCCCACGTTTTGGGCTTCCCGGGGCGTTTTTCGCTCTCGGGCACCCAAAATAGGCCTTTTTGGAAAAGGTGGCTGACCATGTGCAGGCGCGCCGCCTTGTCCGCGCGGCCCGGATTGTATGGATAGGCGTGTACGCCCTCCTTTGACAGTGCCTGACGCAGGCTGATGCCGCTGCCCTTGTCCTCGATGACCACCAGATCGACCTTTCGGCCACTTGTGATGGGTTTTCCGGTCCCGAACATCGGCTCGACGAGCGCCTTGTCCTCGTCGTCGCCGTAGGCGTTCTTCAACTCGCTGCGAACGCGCTTGATTAGCTCCGGGAAGCCGAGGTGGTCGCTCCAGCAGTCGAGCAGGAGCGCCTTCATGGTGTCGTCGTGCCAAAAAACGCCCCAAACCGTGCACGCCGAGGCGTCCGGGTCGTGCGTTTTGCGGTTGATGGTCTTTTCCGTGAAGGCGGTGTCGAGCGACATCACGATGTACTCGAACTTGGGCAGCGTCTTGTCCTTCGGCCAGAGCTTGAACCAGCTTCTGGCGATGATTCCGCCCTCCTCGGCGTCGATTAGCTCTCCGAGAAGCTCTTGGCGACCGAGCGTCGTGCCCTCGTACTGCGCAATCTGCTCGTAGAACGAGTCCGGGAGGTTCGCGCGGTTGTCGTACGTAGAGCCGGTGGTGATGATCCGGCCTTTTTTGTCTTTCGTGAGGCGCCGCACCAGATCGCGAGGCTTGGGCGTCGTCGTCCAGACCACTTTGGGCGCCGGGCCGAGGCGCAGGCCCATCATCGCCATGTCCCACGTCTCGTCACCCTTGGTCCAAGACGCCAATTCATCGCCCCACAGGCGCGCGAACTGGGGGCCGCGCAGTCGCTCGGGCTCTTCAGCCGAGAATCCGCGAATGATCGACGGTTTGCCGCTCTCGGTCTGGATGGTGATGATCAGGTTGGTCTTGTTGTAGTCGAGGACAAGCTCGGGAGGGATGATCTTGAGCAGGCCTGCGGGCCCCTCGAAGCACGTCTGCCGCACATCCTGCAGCGTCGGCGCGATCACCGCGCTCGGATTTGCGAGGGTGTCGTAGTAGGCGTCGGCACTGAGCCATTGAGCGCCGGTCAGCGTCTTGCCGAAGCCTCGACCTGCCATCAGGCCCCACTCGACCCAAGGCCCCTCGGGGGGTTCTTGTTTTTCACGAGCCGTGGCCGCCCATTCCATCTGCCACTTGATGGCGGCGACGCGCTCGAGGGGCAGTTGCCCTAGCGCGATGGCGTCCGACAGCACGAGTTTTTGCGCGTCGGTGAGCTTTTTGAACGGCAGCATGTGTCCTCGTCGCCGATTGCACGTCGCATGTAGGCGAGTTTGGCGCGGAGGGCAAGTAGGCGCTGAACGTGGTGTTTTTTGCCTGTTGTTGGGTGCAGATGCACCTAGCGGGGTGCAAATAATTGGGTGGTCTGAAAAAATTGTGAGTGGGCAGGGTACGATTATCAGCGCTGCTGGAACCGGGGCATGGGGGTCCAACAAGCAAGGCCCTACAAGCCCCCCTGCTCACACGCCAGCAGGCTCAGTGCGTGCCCATTAGCTCAATGAATACAACCACTTAGGTGCAGGGGTGGGGTCCAGAGCAACACGCTGCAGCACCATGCACCACGTTGCAGCGCGCTGCAAGTGGCCAATGTTGTGGCACGCGCGATGCCACTATCTGCTGCCCCCCGGCAGGCTGGGCGTGGGCGGGGCAATTGGCACTGACCTAGCCCCGCCTTGGCACTGACCTGACCCCGCCTCGGCAACAACCTGTTACAATTCGTGATCAGCTATCTGCACCTGATAGGTTGCACCGCCCGTGTAAACCTCTATCTGGAGGGTGTCGGCGCGATGTCGCGGCGGCAGGGGGCGCACCGCCCCGGGAGACCTGACATGGAACGCCCCTTCGACACCGCGAGCAGCCTGTCCGCCGCCCGCCTAACCGCCGCCCGTCGCGCTGCACACGAGGCCGAGTATCTGGCCGCTGACGCCGCCTTCGCACACTGCCGTGCGGCCCGCGACACCTACTACGCCTTCGCCGACGAGCTAGCGGAGCACGGCTACCCCAACGCCACCGACAAGGTGTTGGATTGCGAGGAGGCCTTCGATCTGGAACTGACCCCCTCCGACGCGCTCTACTGGGTCGCTGCGCTCAGCGCGGCCACCGTCCGCGCAAGGCACCGCCTCGCGGACGAGGGCATCGACATCAACGACCTGCTGGGCCGTGCGGTCTACTGACCCCACCCACCATCGCGGACAACCCGCCCAGAGCCTCCGGTGCCCAGCACGCGGAGGCCGAGGGCGTGAGGGGGCATCCCGCCCCCGGGAGACCTGACATGATCCAGACACCCATCACCCACACCACCCGCGAGGGCTGGCTGCATGCCTTCGCCGAGGCCTCCCGGCCACACTTCGCCGAGGCTGGCCACCCCCTGCCTGCGGACCTGCGCATCGGCCTCGGCTGGTCGTCGGGCGGCGCACGCTCCAAGACCATCGGCGAGTGCTACCACGGTGCGGCCAGCGCCGACGGCGTGCGGGCCATCATCATCACGCCCGGTGCGGGCATGGAGAACGCCGCACGCGCTGCGGACGTCCTGACACACGAGCTGGCGCATGCCGCCCTGCCGGAGGGTGTCGGGCACAAGAGGCCCTTTAAACGCCTCGTGACCGCCCTTGGCCTCGAGGGCAAGGCGACCGCCACCGTGGCG